AAAAAGCCTCCGACGTGCCGCAGAACTCCGGCTCGGAAGGCCTGTTCGGGATGCTCGAGCTCGTCGTGGAGCACTGGCCGTGGTGGCTCAAGCCCCGCGAGAAGTTTCACACCAAGTCCCATCACCTGATGTGGGCGAACGGCTCCCGCGTCGTGGTCGAGTCGGGCAAGTCGATGAAGGGCGGTCTCCAGGAGGAGGGGGCGGAGAAGGGCCAGATCGGCCGTTCGAAAACCTATTCCGCCTGCCACCTCTCGGAAATCACGACCTGGGAGCGCCCCGAACAAATTAACAGCTCCCTCCTGCCCGCCGTCCCCTATACCCCCCGCACCTTCGGGATGCGCGAGTCCACCGCGCAGGGCCGCAACAACTATTGGCACACCGAGTGGAAGCTGGCGGACGCGGGGCAGGATCCCCGCTTCTTCAATGTCTTCATCCCCTGGTACGCGGAGCGCTCGAAATATTGGCTCCCCTACCCCCCGACGTGGATTCCGGACTCCGATACCCTCGCGTTCGCCAAGCGGGCGACGGAATTCGGCCCCCGCTACATGCACCGCCCGGTGACCCTCGCCAAGGAGCAGCTCTACTGGTACGAGCTGCACCGGAATGCGGCGATCAAGCGCGAAGAGCTCTACCGCTTTCTGAGTGAGTACCCCAGCGAGCCGGAAGAAGCCTTCCAGAACTCCGGCCGGTCGATCTTCACCATCGAGACGCAGAACCGCGTCGCGCACCAGGCCCGCCCGCTCGCCGACCTCTGGAACGTCGCGCCGCGTCACGAGCTGATCGCGGACAAGGAAGCCTCGATTGCCGAATTCCAGGAGTCGCAGCGCCAGCTCGTCGCGGCCAAGGCTGAGCAGACCGCACGCGCGGGGCTGAAGGTCCTCCAGACGCCGCAGCCCCAAATTGTGCACGAGGAGTCGCCGACCCTCACGGAGATCGAGCCAGGATCATGATCCTCCTCCCCGAGCAGCGCCCCCACTTCGCCATCCCCCCGGGATTCGGGTTCCACCGCCTCACGGTCCCCGAGCTCAAGGAGCGCTCCGGCGCCAAGGCCCTCTTCAACACGCTCCAGATCTGGCAGCTCCCCCGGCGCGGCCACCGGTACATCATGGGCGTCGATGTCGGTGACGGGATCGGCCAGGACCGCTCGGTGGTGGACGTCTTCCGCATGGGCACGATCGAGGAATCCGAGGAGCAGGTCGCCCAATTCATCAGCGACACGACCCCGCCGCGCGCCCTCGCCGGGGTCATCGACGCCGTGGGGCACCTCTACAAATGGCCGGACGGCCGCGAAGCCCTCGCCGGCATCGAGTGCAACAATCACGGCCTCTCGTGTCAGGATACCCTCCAGCTCCATCTCGGCTACCGGCACTTCTATATCTGGGAGGTCCTGGACCAGGCCGACCCCCAGAAACGCTGGACCACCCGCATCGGCTGGGTCACGACCAATCGCACCCGGCCCATCCTCCTCGACCAGTTCTACACCGGGATCACGACGATCGACCCCATCTCGGGCTATAGTGACTGCCGCATCAACTCCCAGTTCACCCTGGACGAGATGCGCGACTTCAAGACCGACGGGGCGCTCTGGGAGGCCGAAGCCTCAAAAGGGGCCCATGATGACTGTATTATCGCGGGCGGGATCGCGCACTACATCTGCTGGCGCCTGCAGGGCGGCGAGACCGAACCGCTCGCGGATCGCCGCCGCCGACGCACCGAGGAAGAGCTGCGCCGGCAGCGCGCGGGGGATCGGGCCCCGGTCGATTACCGCAACTCCGACGCGACCTCGTCGGATCAGTCGGCGCAGCAAGGCCTGAGCGCGCAGGAGCGCCTGGAGCAGGAGACGGATGATGACACCACAGGATTCTATGACCCCTCCTCCCGAGGGTACGGCGACACTCTCTACTGAGGCCCCGCTGGCGGCGCCCACGCCCTCGGTGGGGCATGTCGTCCTCGTCCGCATTGACGATCTCCTCTGGCGGCCCATGATCGTGGTCGCGGTCCACCCGGACGGATCGCTCACCGGCACGATCTTCTGCGATGCCGGCGATCACACGCGTCCGGCGTTTCGCGGCTGGGAGAGCCGGGACGGGGCGCGCATCACCGGGCGCCCCGATCGCCTCCTCCCGCTAGGCTACGGCGAGCTGCTGCACTTCGGGGAGGGCCTGGGCCAGTGGATCCCCCGAGGCGTCCAGCGATGAAGATCACCCTCGACATCCAGCCCGAGCTCCTCGCACGCCTCGAGGACCGCGCGACCCTGACCGGCAAGACGCCCGAGCAGGTGGCGGCGCAGTTCGTCCAGTTCGCCGAGCAGGAACTCCGGTCGCTGCCGCCCGGCACGCGCCTCCTGGTGGTGCCCGGACCGATCCTCTCGCACCTCGAATCCATCCTGGGCGGGGGGAGCCTCCTGCACGCCCCCGACCTCCTGAAGAAGGTCGAGCGGCTCGCCGGCATTTCCTTCTTGCACGTGCGACTCCCCTTCACCCCGAATCAGCTCGAGCAGCTCGGGGAGCGCGCCGACCGCCAAGGATTATCCGTGCAGCAGCTCGTGGACCGGACCGCGCCCAGAATTTATGAGCACTTCTTCAACCTGCTGGAGCGGAGTACCCAGTAATGCCCCAGCAGCACTACGAATGTCCGCACTGTGACGCATGCTGGCTCATCACCTACAAGCTGCTCGACGTGGGCGCGGCGGACTGGCCGCCCCCGTGCCCCGAGTGCGGCATCCCGATGGTCATGGCCCCGCAGGAGATGCACACCGACCTCAAAACCGATGGCGAGGGCGGGAAGGGCTTCCAGAAGTTCACCGTCCACCGCCTCGGCCCGGACGGCCAGCAGCACGAGGAAACCATCGACTCCCTCCACAAGCTCCGGCAGATCGAGCACGACTCGGAGCAACGCTACCGCGACGGCGAGGGGGAGCCCCTCCGCTTCCGGGGGTACGCACAAAATGGCTCGAACATGGACGTGAACGCCTTCGGGGACGCCGGCACCATCGGCGCGCGCACCTACGACTCCGGCGCCCAGCCCACGAAGAAGATGCCGGTGACGCGGCACGGGAAGACGAAACCGAAAATTAAGGTTGCGCGCCACGCGGGTGCCAGCCCGTTGAAGGACCTGTAGATGGCTGATTTCAGTCCCTCGGGAATTTATGGATTGCCGGCGATGACCGCCGACACCCTCCGCCTCGGGGGCGACCCCCGCGTCCTGGGCTGGATCACCGAAGCCGTTCAGGAGGGCGACCTCACGAACCGCCAAGATCCGGCCTTCGAGATGGCCGACAAGGGGATGCGCTACATCATCGGCGAGCAGCAGGCCGCGCAGCAGCCCTCGCTCAATTACATCCCCTTCGCGGTCATCAACAAGTCGCGCAAAGCCACCCAGGCGCACGTCTCTGCCCTCACCGATGTCAAACCGGTGTTCGGCTTCCGCGCGATGAACCCCCAATTCACCTTCCACGGCGAGCTCCTGAACAAGCTCACCGTGGCGTGGTGGCTCGAGTCGATGGCGGACATGACGCTGGGCGACTGCATCAAGTACTCCCTCGGGGGTGGCACTGGCGACCTCTGCGTGGAGTGGGACACCGGCGCCAGCTTCGGCCAGGGCGACCACCGCATCATCGCCAAAGACTTCCGCGATACCCTCCCGATCCGCCCCTCGAGCGACCCCAACCCCCAACTCTGGCAGGGCGTCGTGTTTCGCGAGGCCCACTCGATCAACGCGATGCGGCAGAAGTACCCGATGTACTCGAACGCCTTCATCGCCGCACCCGACGGGCTCCTCACCACGATCATGTCCCGCTTCAGGCACGTCATCGCGAAGCTCCAGACCCCGGCCTCCGACACCCTCTCCGGCCTCGCCGGCATCCCCGCTGCCCGCCCGGTGCGCCCCGGCGACGTCGTCCTCTACCGGACCTATCTGAACGACCTCACGCGTAACACGACCAACAAACCCATCGTCATGGGCGACCCGACCGCCAACTGGGCCTACATCGTGGAGCCCGGCGCGCTGCTCTACCCCCAGAAGCGCCTGATCGTCTCGACCCCCGAACTGATCCTCTACGACGGCCCGAACCCCTACTGGCACTCGATGTACCCCTTCGCGCGCCTCCGCCTGTGGTCGGTGCCCTGGTGCTTCCTGGGCCTCTCGCTCCTCCACGACACCATCCCGATCCAGGACGCGATCAACGATTCGATGAAGGATCTCCGCCTGGGGCTGAAGCAGTGGACGAACAGCGACACGCAATTTGACAAGCAATCGGTCTCCAAGTCCTTTCAAACCGCGTTCGACCCGCAGCGCCCCGGCAAGAAGATCGGCCTGACCATGCTGGGCTCGCCGTCCCGCGAACCCTACAAGAAGATGGAGGGGCCGGCGCCGCAGGTCTTGCAACTGCTCCTCGAGACCTACCGCCAGCTCTGCACCGAGCACGACGAGCAGACCGGCGTCGCCAACCTGCAGGCCCTGATGCAGCTGCGGCAGATGCCCGGCGCCGATACCATCCAGAAATATTACGAAGCCATGACCCCCGAGCTCAGACAAGAGGGCCGGAATGTCGAGGGCTTCCTGCGTGACGTCGCGCAGATGCACAAGTTCAACATCTTCCAGTTTCAGACCAGCGCGCGCCGCATCAACATCCTGGGGGACGCCGCGCTCGCGCTCGAGGACTTCGACTTCGACCCCGACACGCTCGTCCCCTCGATGCAGCCCTTTGACACGCAGGTGGACCCCGCCACGGGGATGCTGGTGCAGGTGCCGAACAAGCAATACCTCCCCTCGCTCGACGCGTCCAAGCCCCGCAACGAGCGCGCCAAAGCCTTCGCCAAGATGTTCGTCTTCACGGTCGCCCCGAACTCGATCCTGGCGATGGCGACGCAGGAGCGGAAGATGATGAACTTCCAGCTCGCGCGGATGGGGTATCTGGATTTCTGGTCGCTGCACGAGTCCCTCGAGACCCCGAACGTGGGCAACCCGCCCCCGATCCCCCTCCCGCCCCTGCAGCCGCCACCCCCCGAGGTGATCCAGATGCTGTTCGCCACCGGTGGCATTGATCCGACCGGGAAGTACCTGCTCGACCCGCAGCGCCCCGGGCAGGTCCTGGAGATGCGCACCCCGATGACGATTACCGAGCGCCTGATCGCGCAGCAGATGATGGGGATCGGCATGACGGAGAATCCCGCCGGCCGGAAGGCCTCTGGCGGGGACGCGCCTGCGCCCGAGCAGAAGTCCGACGGTGCGGGCGGGACGCGCCAGACGATCACGGAGAGCAAGAAATGACCCCGCAACTCAAAGCCCTCCTCGACCGCCTCCCGGACGATCAGCGCGTCGATTTCGCGAATCTGCAGGCGGCGCTCAAGGCGATCCGCTACACCGGGCCGTCGGTGGTGCACTGGCTGAACGGCGAGCCGAAGCAGATCGATCTGGGCCCGCCGGTGAAGCTCAGCATTGTCGCCGGGCTTGACAAGCGCCCCCAGGGTGATCCACCGTAAGCGTCGAGTCAGGCAGGCCAACGGCACCCGTGCGAGGTGTGCGAGGCCGGATTCCTTTACAGGGGGGTCCGGCCTTTTTGCGTGTACAGGGGGATTCGGTGCCATACGCGTCCAAAGCACAGCAGCGGTTCGCGCACACCCCCACCGCGAAGAAGCAGGGCTTCCCGACCGCTGAGTTCGACCACGCGACGCGGGACTATTCGAAGCTGCCCGAGCGCGCACCCAGCCGTGCAGCGCGAGCCCCAGCGAAGAAACAGATGAGTAAGCGGTCGATGCGAGGGAGACGCTGATGCCTGAGGATCCGCTCGAGGGTGCGAAACGCTTCCTCGCCAAGCCCAGCGTCGTGCCGAAGCGCAAGATCGACTATTCGAAGGACATCGAGCTCCCCAATGACACCGGTGAGCGCGACCCCCGACTGGCGGCGACGCCTCGCGCGGTCGCCCGGCCGTCCGAGCAGCCCAAAGACATGCTGAGCAACGTGAAGCTGCGTCGCTCACTCACCGGAGGTCGCCGCTGATGCCCAAAGACCCGATGCACGCCCTGCGCAAGGCGTCCTCGATTGACGATCCCGGCGACCGGGCGCCCATGAGCAACCTCGGAGGTCCACGCATCCGTTCGCACACCGGCGCGTTCAACTCCCTCGTTGGGCGGGCGGAGCGGTCCATGGTCGTACGGAAGCGCGGCTCGCAGGCGAACGCCGACGCGATCATGGATGACTATGTCACGCGGACCCCGCTCGGCCGCGACATTGAGCTCCCCGACGACACGAAACCCGTCTCCCGTCCCGTCTCCCGTCCCGTCTCCCGATCCACGCGAGGGCGCCGCTGATGGCCGGCTCCGACTTCCCCAAGCGCAAATCGCAAGGCGCCGGAGGCATGACCTCCCCCGCCAACGGGCAGGAACAACTGGACGGTCCACCGCCCTCTCCGGCGATGCCCCCCGGTGGGGGTCAGATGCAACCCGGGGCCGCGCCGCAGCCGATGCCCAACTTCTCGCAGATGGCGCAGCCGCTCACCGCTGGCACGCCCGGGCGCGCCACCTCCCCCGAGATCGCCATGGGCATGATGCAGACGGCCGAGACCGTCAACGGTATCTTCGACTCGATGGCCTCCATCGCCCCCGATCTCGCCAACGATTTCGCTCTGTTGAAGCAGCAGCTCCAGAGCACGATGGCGAAGCTCTTCATGAACGGCGGCACGCCGGGACGCGCGGGTGCCCCCGGCATGAACTTCCCCGGCGGCGGATTCGCGGGGGGCGCGCAATAGCTCAGTTTGATGCGAGAAGGT